CCTATGCCAACAACTCCTTATCCAACAACTCCTATGCCAACAACTCCTTATCCAACAACTCCTTATCCAACAACTCCTTATCCAACAACTCCTTATCCAACAACTCCTATGCCAACAACTCCTGTAGCAGAACTTATAACAGCACCAAAAATAAATCCAACAACATATGATTTAGAAGGATATTGGTATGTTACTACTGATGGTACTCTTGCAGCATATAAAGGTAATAATTTTAGTTTAAGTTATAATGGTATTATTAAAATAGTTAGAGAGAATAAACCATGGCGAGGTAGTGGATGGTGGACACATCAATGGGTTGGAAAAAGTTTAGATGGTACAGCTATAATAAGACTTTATGCTAATGAAAGTTTAAGTTGGTACGGATTCACAAGTGCTGACTATTATGATCCAGGATTGGCTCTTCAATGGGTTTCTGAATATACTCATATAAAATCTCCTGAAAGTTGGGGCGATGCTATAAATATAAAAAAATTATATTTGAATAATAATATATGGTATACATATGATGATCGTGTTACCAATATTCAAATATAATTAAAAATAAATATCGTCCTGGAAGGACTTAATAGCGAAGCGAATATTCTATAACTTTTACAGGTTATAGAATTGTTTTATATCTTTACTTATATAGCAGAGCGTTTACTGAATTTTTTCTTCAATAAAAGACTTGCATTCATCAACCATTTTCATAAACTCATGATAAGCATTTTTCATACATGACTTATGAGGACTTGACATAATACATTGACCTGATTGAAAACATAAAAACGTACAGAACTTTATCTTATTACTTTCTTTAAATTTTTCCTTATCATCTAACGTATTAAAATATTCCCCATATGTTATTACATTTTTAACCCAATCATTATCCTTATAAACCATCTTAATAATAGGAATATTATCAAGCTTACCAAGATTAAATTTAATATTTACTCCAGTATATCCAAATGTTGTTTCCAATAGAGAATGGTAATCAGTATTCTTATTCACATATTCATCCAAATTTTCCTTATTCACACAAAAACCTAAACTAAAATTAATATTTGCCATAACAGTAATATAAAAAATTTCTAAATTGGCATTAAGAGGAAGTGTTAAAATTTTCTTATCATGTATTCCAGAAATATAATCTTTAATATAACTCAAACAAATATGAGCATGATCATCATGCTTACAACCAGTAAACTGAAACTTACCATTCTTACTAACCTTGAAATTAATAAATTTATTCTCACAATACATTACAATAGTAAGACTATTTCTAAAATAACTCTGACTCTTAACCTTTTTCTTATCATTCTTATCTTCCTTCTCATCCTTCTCTTCTGAATCCTTTTTAGTCTTGTTTTTCAAATCTACTCCTCTAATCTTATCTCCTAATTTTAAAGTAATAATTTCACCATTATTCAATACCTGCGGCTCTTCTTTCTTCTCGTTCTTTGGTCTACGACCACGTTTCTTAGGAATAACCTTATATTCAGTCACAGGAAGATTCTGAAAAAGTTCATTCGTATTAATTTTCCAATTGGTCTTGCCAATTATAGTTTGAGTTGAAATCTCAATATCATCAAATTTAGATAAAGCCATTTCTCCTTTATTATATGTTAAAGGGGTGTTTCTTTAAATTATAATAAATATACAAATAATTCATTTTTATTTTAGTTTATTGATATTTTTTTACATTATCTTAAAAAAAATAATGATCTAATAAATATTCTCTCAATTGTATCATAAATCCATTATTTGGTTTTACCACCGATCTCTTACTTACTACTAAATTATAAGCATATTCTAAAGAATAATTCTTAGCCATACATAAAAAAGCTATAGCCAATGTAGAACTTCTCGATATACCCGCATAACAATGAAATAATATCTTTATATTCTTATTCATTCTATAATAAGATAACAGATCTGGTATAATCGTACGCAATAAATCATACATTTTTTCATTCTCACTATCATAACACCCAATCCTATATACAATCTTATTACCAAAACGATTTTTATCTATATCATGATAATTTACCCCATTATAAGGAAAATTTAAATTTACAACAATATCAAATTCTTTATAGTCCGATTGATAATTTCCTATAGCAACATTGTTATCTATCCAATTATAATTACTCGCCATCATTTACTTATTTATATAATTATAATTAATTATATTTATAAAGCTATAACTCAAATTAAAATATCATTTAAAGATTAGCAATACAATATAGAAGGGGGTGAAAAACAAAAAGTTTACATCCTCCATACAAGCTCGCGTAGCTCAATTGGTAGAGCGTTGGTCTTATGAGCCAAAGGTCGGCAGTTCAATCCTGCCCGTGAGCATATCTAATACTCCTAGGAGTATTAGATTCTTTTAGTTTAAGGGTATAAAATTTACCCCACTTTGTTTTATTTAGATAATATTACATCTAAAGACCTAAAAATAAATATAAATATAAAAAAAGATAAAATGTTAAAATCTTCTTATACTGACGGATTTTTTAACGTATCCAAAGAAAACGGATTTCTCCCTATTAAAAACCCCATAGAAACATTACCAGATCAATATAGCGACCTTCAAAATTTCATAAATAATCTTCCAATAATTATCAAACTTCCCAATCAAATCGTAAAAGAAATAACTCTAATTCCAGACTATAAAAATTATATAGAAAAAGAAAATGATATCTTTATACTACAAGCATTATACAGAGCATATACATTTTTATCATCAGCATACACCCTCGAACTATCTTACCAAAATTTTATTAAAAATGGAAAATATGGAAAAGCAAGAACAATCATCCCAAAAAATATATCTATACCTTTATGTCTAATAAGCAAAAGACTAAATGTTTACCCATGGTTAGACTATCACTATTCTTATTCATTAGGTAATTATATCAAAAAAGACCCACTCGGTGATTTAAACTGGAAAAATTTAAAAATGGCCTGCTCTTTTACAAACACATCTGATGAAACCGGATTTATTATGCTCCACGTCTATATCAACGAACTCTCTCCCCTATTAATAGAATCAGTACTAAATTACACCCAAACAAATTGTATAGAACACTTAAAATCCTCTTATGAAGTCATGAAAAATATAAATAATAGACGACGTGAAATGTGGGAAGCTTCAAACCATAAAAACTATAATGATTTCAGAATTTTTATAATGGGAATAAAAGGAAATGAAGAAATTTTTGATGACGGTGTATTATACGAAAATTGCTTCGATAATATCCCCCAAAAATATAGAGGTCAAACAGGCGCCCAAGATAATATTATTCCCACAATGGATATATTTACAGGTATAGTAGACTATTATCCCTCTAATAAACTAACTGAATATCTATTAGACTTGCGATCTTATAGACCTATATGTATCCAAGAATTCCTAAACGATCTTAGAGAACATTATAAACATAATCCAATCATCAAAAAACTTTCAGACGAAAAAAATATAAAAGGACTAATGTACCTATATCAAATTTCCAATGAAATATACTTTTTTAGAAATGGACACTGGCAATTTGTCCAAAAATACATCATGGAAAACACAGATTATATAAACGCAACTGGTGGAACTCCTGTAACTTCTTGGCTAATCAACCAAATAGAAGCTGTACTAAAATTTCAAAAAGATATAATATTTAGTATATACGATTCTCTACCTCACCCATATTATGATATAAGTGACATAAATAAAATACACGACGAAAATAGCCTAAAAATAAATTTATTATTAGAACAAACAAACGAACTTAATAAATTAAATTATAATATAGAAACTATTTACTTGAAAAATATCCAAGCCAACTTGGAAGATATGACAAATTTTAAGACTTCTTAACTAAAACTCTAAATTTAATTACATATATAAAGAATAAAACATTATATATAGAATATCCAAAATATTCAAAAAGCTCGTGTAGCTCAATCGGTAGAGCGTTGGTCTTATGAGCCAAAGGTCGCCAGTTCAATTCTGGCCATGAGCATATCTTAATCTCGACTTGGGATTAAGATTACTTTCGATTACTTTCGATTACTTTCGATTACTTTCTAATTTTTTATTATTTTCCACCTTCTATAACTTAACCCCATTATATAAGACGGATATTTGTCATTATTTATCTCGCACCACATTCGAAATCCATATTTCTTATACATTTTTATAGCTCCATTATTTGTCTTATCTACAATAAGCCAACAGTTAAAATTTATACATTCCCTATAAATTGATGACAATGTTATCCTTAAACATTGTGATCCATAACCTTTACCTTGATATTCCGAATTCACTCCGAAAAATGATAACTCATAACAATTAGGTATTCCTACCATAAATTTCTTATAAACATGTGTCATCTTCTTACACACCAACGTAAATCCAACTATATTACCACCTACAATATTATCAATCATAACATATGAAAGATCTTTAATATATGAACTTAACGCCCTTTTAAATAAAGGTATCTCATCCTCTTCTCTAAAAAGCTTAAGACCAAGCTCAAAAACCTTATCGTTATCATTATTACTCATATTTCTTAATAACATTTTTATTCATTATTTATAAATAACAAATAAAAACTTTTCATAAATAAAATTATGAACAGTAAACTTTTATTCTTACTTGGATGCATCCCCACTCGTATACTATTAGTATTTCTCGCATATTATACACTAAACATTCACTCTACATACTCTAACATACTAAAATATATTTTAATTATATCTTCTTTTCTCATCGGTATATCATTTATTATTATATACGAAAAAGGATGGAGAAAAACCGGCTTAGAAACAGGAGGAAAAGAAATATGGTGGAATGATTATAGACCCATCCATGGATCTATCTACCTTACATTCGCCATTCTTAGCATCCTTTATATCATTAAACCTTCATACTCCTTTCTTAAATATATATGGTTATTATTACTATTAGACGTACTCATAGGTTTATTCACCTTTTCTAAACACTATAAATATATTTAAATTAATAATCACAAAAAATGTACATTTATAATATTCGCTCCCATCTTCAGTTCCTTCATGTCAATACACATTTTATTAAAGACATCCTCGCACGATTCTGACTCTTTAATCTCTTCATTCTTAAAAGAAAAAGATAAATCATTATATAAAACTTTTACCTCTGGATATTCTCTAAAGAAAATTGAAAAGAAAGAAGCTATAAAACTTTTACTTTCGCTAACAAAAAATTTTTCAGAATTAAATTTAGAATTTAGATAAATAATAGAATAGTCTGCATTAACCTCTGATGAAATATACTTTAATCCTAAAATATTAATAGAACGAGGTAAAGGAAAAATCTTAAAAGTAAAATCTCTTAACATCTTTATTTACAAGTCTTATAAATCTTATCTCACATTTAATATATATCATCCGATAGATTATTTGTGTTTATTTGAACAGTTTTAGGCTGTTTGGCAATATTATATATAGTTTGGTTTGCTTCTTTGAGTAAATCTTCAAGTTTAGAAATGTATTTTTCTTTCTCATGTAGTTTAATTTGACATTCTTTTATAATAGTTTCATTTTCTTTTAACTTAGTCTCATTTTCTTCGTCTTTCTTTTTTTTACAAATAGAAAGATGAGTATTTAATCGAGGATATGTTGACAATATTTTTAGACAATAAGAGCATTTAAAATCAAGATTATTTATTCCTTGTTTACTAAGACAAAATTTAGCTGTTTTTTGGTGATGCATTAAACTCGTTTTAGATACAAATATTTTATTACAGTAATTACATATTTCTTTTTCTTCATTCATATCTTCAGGATAACTTTTTAGGATTGTAGTGAGAATAGATTCTATTATTAATCCAATTTCATACATCATTTCTTTTATGTCTCCTTTAAACCATTCTCTTCCTCGTTCTTTCATAAATTTATTAGAAAAATGTTTTATAAGGATTCTTTCTGTTTTATCTAATATATCTTCATTTACTACATATGTATCATAAAGAATTGTATTCGCTCCGCTCTTGAGTCCCAGAGGGACGATATTTTTAGAGTATGTTATTAATCTATTTTTTATATAGCCCTTGACGGCACGTCGTTCTTCTTTCCCAAAGGGAAAGCTTGCGGAGCAAGATGAAAGGGACTCCCTTCGTTCGTTGGGCGTATACGCTTCTTTTCCTACGGAAAAGCTCGCAGAGATTCGCTATAGGCTGCATTGTCTTCCCAATCTTATAAATATTAGTATTTAAATCTTTTCCATCTTGTAGGATGTAAATAAGACCATTCATTTTTATTTATTTTTTTTAGCAAAATAATAATTAAATCAATTTTATAGTAATTCATATTATAAAATTTTATAAGATTTTATCTTGAAGTAATACTTGCTAAATGGCTTCTTAGTTTAGAGGAATCCATTCCCATTTCTAATACTTCTCCAACTTTAGGCATATGAATATGCTGAGCATCATAATCAACTCCGTCTTCTTTTTCCCAAAGTTTCTTTCCTGTAGCATGGGCTACATCAAAGATATTAGCATCACTTAAACTCTTTAGAAGTTTATTTGCTTTTGGATCTGGCTCAATAAACCCATAAGTATTAATAAATTCAAATTTTTGTCTTGATACATCAGTACATTCATAAATTAACTCTCCTCTTTCATTTTGAAGTAAATGTTGTTTTATCATTTCAGCAACTCCCTTTTGTCCTTTAGACAAAACTTCAGGGGTAAGATAATTTTCAAGAATATTATTTATTTTTTTAATATTGTTTATATCGAAAACTTGAGATAAATTATTTTGGGTTTTGATACGGTTATCATTATTTGTATTTGTTTGAACAGTTTTAGGCTGTTTAGCAATATTATGTATAGTTTGGTTGGCTTCTTTGAGCAAATCTTCAATTTTAGAAATGTATTCTTCTTTTTCCTTTAGTTTAATTTGACATTCTTTTATAATAGTTTCATTTTCTTTTAACTTAGTCTCATTTTCTTTTAATTTAATTTCACTTTCTCTTAGTTCTTTTATTTTAACTTCATATATTTTTGATATATCTTTTTTTAGTTTACATATATCTAAATGACTTTTTAATCTATTTGGTGCACTCAATATCTTATTACAATAATCACATTGATAAGAGACAGATAATTTTCCTTGTTTTTTTAAACATAT